TCGTGCAGCTTCATTTTCTGCCCTGCTTCCCTTGTGTGAGGGAAATGGTTTTCATTGGTCGAGATTCTACTACTGATCGACGGGCCCAAGGCAGGTAATTTCTATCGTTATTTTTTTGCATCCATAATTGGAGTGCTCCCCGCCATTCCGCTTCCGGCTCAGTTCGAACGCTTTGGTGATAGCGCCCTGCGGAGAACGCGCCAGTAAGCATCGAAATCGCTTTTCTTCGATCTCGCCGTTTTCCTCTGGTTTGAAGAAAATCCTTACGTGGTATCCGTTGTCCATGCTACCGGTTCTTTGATTCGATACCGTATCTCTGGACACCTTCCCGCCTCTCAGCAAACTTCGAAGCAAGCTGGATGATTTTGTTCATGTTAGGCGAGTCGGCCTGGGTTTCGTGCAGCAATTCACTCAAATAGAATTCTGCTCGAGTAGAATCGATCGATTTCAGTAGGGAGAGTAGTTCAGGGTCGTCCAGCAGCCTGCCAAGAACCAGCCGATCGGTTTCGGTGAAGTCCATCTCACGGGCCTGCCGGCGGTCCACCCGCGCCGTTGTTCCCTTGGGCGGCAGCAACCTCGTCCGGGTCTTCTCCCAGGAGGAATCTGGCGTGCTTCGCGCTCTCTGCGGCTTCCGCGAGCTTTTCGTGAGCCTGCGCTACTTCCGTGTCTTGCGGAGACGGCGGGGCAATGCCGAACACCTTGGACATTAAGACATGGCTCGTTTCCACGTCGGCCTCGACCTTGACATTGACCGTGCCGGAAATCTTCGGTTCTTGCGGCGGTGGCGGTGGCGGTGGCGGCGGCGGGGGTGCCATGAGCTTATCTGGCTCTGACACCCCGGACGCACGCGCCAACCGTAGAGCAGCCTCTTGGACGTTCCAAACGGTAGGGGCAGCGATTGCCCGATCGTAAATCTCCTGCGCCTGGTTCTTCTTGATGGCGTCATCCAGCGCCAGCGTGCTCCCCATCTCGGGTTCTACTTCGAAATCAACCTGCAGCTCGAGGGGGTCGTCAAACATCCGGCGAGGCTTATCCGGCCCGCCCGCGGTGCTGATCGTCCAGAACGTACTCTTCTGGAAACTCTGTCCCAGGCTTTCTAGTTCGCGCTCGTTCAAGACTTGCTGCCACATGGACAGCTTGATATCGGTCTCCTCGGCAATCGAGTCGTTCAGGCATTCGAGTTCGTCCCCGCTGATGCCGTCCGCCGATCGCTGCTGAAGGATGCCGAGGGTTGCGGTCTTTCCGGTGTTAGGTACAGCCTGGCTCTGCTCCCCGAAATCAATGATCGATGGCTCGACCATTTGAAGCATTCGCATTACTGCAGCTTCCTGCTCGAACGCTTGCGCGGGAACCTGTGGGCCGGCAGCCTGGAACGCCGCAATGATCTCCCGGTAGTTGTCGCTGAAAAGGACGCGGAACAGGCCGAGATCCATGATCTCGGGAGGGATATCGGCGCCTTTGGGAAGCGCAACCAGCTTCTTGAGAGCGTTCGTTATTAGGTCGGTGCGCTGCGAGACGGTGATGTTGTGGAGCTTCCAGAGGTGCCGGCCTTTGCGTGCCGTCGAGTCTCCAATCCCTTGCAGCAGGGACGGCATCGGACAATAGGTGCTGATCGGATAGCGCCCGCCGAGGTCCCATGGTAGCGGCATCTCGCCTAAGAACACTTTCTCGTTCCCGATGAAGCGTATCCAGCAAAACCCCTTGCGGAAGGTGTAGTCCTGGTGGATGAGGTATCGGCGCCCAGGAATCAATCTCGCTTCGAAGGATGGCCGGGCTTTGAAGATGACGTCTCGAAGGGTCTGCTTGAAGTCGCGCTCGGCGCCCGATACCTCGCTCTTGTTCATGGTGTCCAGCGGGCGATAGGTCTCGAGTTCGCCTAGAAACTTCGGATCGATGATCGGACGCCTCTTGCCGGTCTCCGGGTCGGTGAATTTCTGGCTTGCCATGTAGGCCAGCCATTCCGCGTCCTTGATGCCCTCGAAGACATGCCAAGCCGAGGACTGCACGGCGTCAAACTCGGGCTCTGGGTACCAGTCTCCGATAAACTTCCACTCCGATACCGGCCCGTCGAACCGCGTGAAGTTCTTTGACTGGCTCACTTCCGGTCCCAGACTCGCCATCACGTTCGCCCGGTCCTGCTCGTTCAGCCGAGAAGCGCGGACTGATCGCTTGTCATCCTCATCGGCCATTACCCAGTTGTTCCGCGTCTTGTCGTTCTCATCGATCTTGACGTAAAGCTCTTTGAGAATCTTATCGGTAGAGAAGCGCAAGCTCCTTTGCTGGCTTACCTGGTCGTAGTAATGGAGCTTGATCGAAATGCCGAACAAGTCTCCCTGAAGAACGTGGCGCCGTTGAAACTTCTGCTCGCCGGCGCGGTCCCACTGGACGGTTGCCATGTGAGACAGGAAGTCTCCTATCTGCTGATCGGAAGATCGAACGTTGATGTTGGGCGGCCGGCGGCTTTTGCGGACGGCTTTCTTCCGAATTCCGACAAACATCTCAGGCATGGCGATGTTCGTGCGCGTCTTGTCTTCTTTGCCAGCTTGAGGATGCCCAGGAGGATAGATGAGCTTTTCTGTCTTTACTTCGTAGGACCGGAAGGCTTCCTGCCACTCACCCCAAAAGTTGTCGTGAAGCCACGCCGCGCTTGCTTTGATTCTCTCGCGGGTTTCCTCGACCTTGTTGCGCTCGGCCTCGGTCATCACGCTTTGGCCGGTGCCGATGATTGCAGCGGATTTGTTCTCGGTGGGGTTTGCCGTGGCAGATATTGCCATAATTTAGATTCGCACCCCGGCAACCTTCGGACCGATGACAACCGAAGGATGCCGAGGTCCCGTTTCCTCTACCGTCCAGAGTCTAGCTTACCGGCTCACTGGATTGTCAATCTAATAGCTGATGCCCTCTTGCACAGGATTGAGACTCCGCGCCTGCGCCGGTCCAACGTAAATGGGGTCAAGCATCTCGCCGTACCGAATCAGGTCTGTCATGTGGCATCGCTTCTGCATTACCTTGTCGGTGGGATCCATCTTCTCTGCCTGCTCCGGAGTCAAACTCGGCCAGCGCACCGACCGCAACTCGAGAATCAACTCCGGAAGTGTGTCGAATATATGAATGATTGCCTCTTCAGCTTCGCCTGAAGGAAGCATGACCTTGCGCGGTCGTAGGCGCATCCCCACCGTGTCACGTCCCGAACCAACATCCTTGATGGCCTCGACGCAACGTATGCCAAGTTTCTCGTAGCGGTCCCAGAACGTCTCCGGTTCATCCTTCCCCGCGGTCGTGGTGGTGAAGATGGCTTTGCCGTGCGTGTCCATTACCCGTATGCGGATCTTCTCGGTCTGCCCCTGGTTGTCCGCGAAGCCTCCGGAAGAGAAGTGTTTGATATCCGGCCCTTCCATGTATTTGAGTGCCTGAACGTATTCGTCCACTTTGTAGAGCTTGTCGTCCTCCGGGGTGTCGCCCTTCTTGCCGTAGACGCGGCTCGGCCAATACTCGCGGTAGTACCAGTGGTCTCCATCCGGAGACACTGCCATCCACAGGAAGGCGTGCGGCCGGCGTTTGTGGGGGTCGATGAACATATACCGAGTCCAGAGGTGCGGAATGGGAAACGGTCTGACGACATGCAACCCGCGGCTAAACTCCGGATACATGGCCGCGCCACTGCCGGCGTAGTGGTCGATCTCGAATTCTCTGCGGAAGGTGTTCTCGGAGGGGCTCTTCTTCTTTTGGGCTTCAGCCCAGGCCGGCGTCTTCACGGGGTCAGCGGAATAGTGGACCTTGAGAATCTTATAGCCGTGATCTGATTCGGACCATTCGTCACACCCTCGCGGAATGATGGGCATATTGCCGATCGGCTGGCGAACTTCCTCGAGTGTGACGTGCTCATCCATACGCCTAAGACTGTTTGTCCCACCTCAGTCAACGACGAGAGCATCTTTCTCGCTTACTCCCAGATAGTCTCGGCAGCGGTCGTACCAGGTTATCCAACGGTGTAGCGGCTCGAGGTATCCATCCTTGCAATAGAATCGGATGTTTGCCGCCATGCGGTGCCCGGTCCAGTGTTTGAAACGTCCAAACAGGTTGCGGCGCTGTAACCGGATTGAACACCGCCTGCAGAACGGGGAGTTCTTCCACTTGCCGGCGCCACAGTGGGGACAGGTCGTGGATTGCCAATCCTTCTTGAACTGGTCGAGGCACTCGATAAGGACCGCGGGAGGAGTCATGCCGTCTTCCTAGGTCGGTACGCTGCCGGCCTAGCCCACTTGCGTTGAACGGCTTTCCACTCTGGCGGGTAAATCTTCACGTAGTCGTCGGGCTTGTATAGCTGGCAGAACGGCAGGAACCCCAGTTCAAAGACTCGCTCGATACGATGTTCGGCCACATCTAACGGCTCGGGCACGTCGTCATAGCCGATCATCGTGTAGCAGCGGAGCTTCTCGGTCGGAATTCCTTCCAATATCTCGGCAGCCTTCTCGAGCCAGGGCAGGTCGCTGGTGATATCGCAGGCAAACCACAGAGCCTCGATCTTGATGGAGTCGAACAGTTCCCTGTGCCATGGCTTTAGGAAGTGCTTGTCGAGCCCTCCGGAGAAGGTAATCGATCGATCTTGCTCCCGGAGCATGTCGAAGACGGCGCGAACGTGGCGCTCAGAGCACGCGAGGAGGTTCGAATCCTGGACTATCCAACCTGGTTTGACGGCCAGCTCGCGGAGGGGACGGTCCTTCTCTGGGCACCAACCGCAATGCTTCACGCAACCGCGGCTTGTGATGGTGCAGCCGTGCTTCATATACATCCCTGGAGTGAAGT